AATCATACTGAACAGAGTTATTCGTTTTATTTAAATATGAATCTAACAGATTTCTTGCCTTATTTCTAGAGTACAACTGAAACAGTGTATTATTAATATTAAGAAGCTTTTTTCCTGTTGTATTATTGAATGCTATTGTATTCTTATATAATGACTCGTCAAAAGTTAATTGGTTCTGGTTTTCGATTTCAAACGAAACCGGATTATACATTTCTTGTAAATTTGTAATTGTTTTTTCATTATAAACCAGTGTGTTTTTATCAATATTTCTCCATGGAGAATGTTTATATTCTTCATTTTCATTTAATTTCCAAACATGGTAAAAAAAATCAAACTCACAACCTTCTTGGGTTTTTATAAATGACATTATACTATTGTAACCTTTGACATAATCTCTTGGTTGTCCATACAATACAACTGCTACTCTCATGTTATACATTTCCGTTATATTTTCATTCTTATTTCAAAAACGCATTTTTAATGGATCAAAATGTGTAATATCTAAAAATTGTAAAATATCAGTTTATTATAAATGCATCAAATCATATACAATCATTTGGTGTATTATCTTGGAGTTAATATGGCACATGAAATTAACTCATTCATAGGTCCAAATGTAGCACATATACCACCAAATTATACTATAGAAGAATACGAATACAAAATGGATCGATTAATGAGCAAAAAGAAGGCGCGCAAATATACCATGTAAACAAATAATGATTTAAACGATGCCCGCGAAATAACACAATGTCATTTAAGGTGATTGTATTTGGTGGAAATGGTTGGATTGGCAATAAAGTTGTCAATCTGTTGGCAAGCCAAGAAATTCCCGTTGTCAAGGCGAACTGCAGAGCAGACGACCAACAGGCAGTTATTACAGAAATTGAGAAGAACGATGGAATAACCCATGTAATGAGTTTCATTGGTCGAACACACGGGACATACGAAGGTGTCAAGATTGGAACCATTGATTATCTAGAAAAGCCTGGTAAACTCGTTGAAAATATGCGCGACAATTTGTTCGGTCCATTGCTGTTGGCAGAAATATGCAAGCAGAAAAATATCCACTTCACATATTTGGGAACGGGTTGCATTTTTGATTATGACAATGAACAGCACTTGTTTGGCGACGAAACCACTGGATTTATAGAGACAGATAAACCCAACTTCTTCGGGTCTTCCTACTCGATCGTCAAGGGATATACGGATCAGCTGATGCAATTGCTTAACGATGGTTCAACCCTCAATGTCCGGATTCGAATGCCGATCACTGATGAATTTAACGATCGTAATTTTATTACTAAAATCACTAATTATACCAAGGTGTGTTCTATCCCGAATTCAATGACCGTTTTGAATGAACTCCTGCCTGTCATGATAGAATTGGCGCTACAAAACAAGGTTGGCACAGTCAATCTTACCAATCCTGGACTCATAACGCACAATGAAATCCTGGAAATGTATAAAGAGATTGTTGATCCGTCATTTACATGGAACAATTTCACAATTGAAGAGCAAAACCAAGTTCTCGCTTCCAAGCGTTCAAACAACTGTCTCGATACAAGTGTGCTAGAATGTCTAACGAACTACAAGGTCAAGAACATCAAGGATTCGGTACGTGAAGTTCTGACAAAGATGGCTTCTAACCGATAATATTTATCACAAAATATCAAATTAAACGAATATTTATTAATATGTTTATAATGAAAAACTTATTAATTACTGGAGGATGTGGATTTATTGGATCGAATTTTATAAACAACTTTTTTGAGACATCGACTTGCAATATAGTGAATTTCGATGCCATGTATTACTGTGCAAATGAGACCAATGTCAGCGAACACATACGAAATTCGACCAGATACAAGCTGATAAAGGGGAATTTGTGTTCATTCGATTTAGTGCGACATGTTTTAGAATGCTATTCCATCGACACTGTTATTCATTTTGCAGCGCAATCGCATGTCCAAAACTCGTTTGAAGACTCTCTTCAATACACGAATGATAATGTAGTTGGCACCCATACACTACTTGAGTGTTCTAGAAGATATGGAAAGATCAAGCGCTTCATACACATTTCAACTGATGAAGTATATGGCGAATCTATGCTTGAAGAGAATGAGTGCAAAAAGAGTGAAGAATCCATTCTGTGTCCGACGAATCCGTATGCGGCGTCAAAGGCGGCAGCTGAGCTAATTGCCAAATCGTATTACCATTCGTTTCAGATGCCAATCATAATTACAAGAGGAAATAATGTATATGGCCCCAACCAGTATCCAGAAAAACTCATTCCGTTGTTCATCAAGCAGCTATTTGAAAACAAACCGGTTACAATTCAGGGCGACGGATCAAATGTGCGCGCGTTTTTGCATGTGAATGATGTGTGTTCTGCGCTTGCACTTGTTCTCGAGAAAGGTGTGATTGGAGAGATATATAATATTGGATCTGACGAAAACGACGAATATACGGTTCTTCAAATTGCTCAGATGTTGATTGGGAAAACAAAAGGAATTATTGACAGTGAAAAATGGATCACTTACATCAAAGATCGTCCATTCAACGACAAGAGATATTATATCAGCAATGAAAAGGTTAAGGCGCTCGGCTGGACTATTCAAATGGACTTCAATAAAGGAATCGACGATTTGATACAAAAAATGTTTGCTGATTGTCTGTTTAAGATTTATATGGATGTAACAAAATTATAAAAATACAAACCAAATACAAATATAAATACAAATAAATAAAATATACTAATGGACTCCAATAGTAAAAATATATTATTTATTATTACATCACTTGTAAAAGTGAAAGATAACTATGTTTCAGCATTTACAACTGACGAACGATATAAACAAACATTAAATACAATTCATAGTATTCGGTCAAGGCTTCCATATGCAGAGATTGTGGTCGTTGAAGCATCACATAGTAATACACCAGTTGTATTTGAGGATGTCATAATGTATTATGTCGATAATGAGATACTTAGTGACTCAAAAAGTATCGGAGAGGCGATCATTTTGAAAACATTTATATCATCTTCACTATATAAAAACCTTACATGCGATAAGAATCATCTAGTATTTAAAATTTCCGGTAGATACTTTCTGGACGACAATTTTGACATTAAAAAATTCTACGAAAATAAAATTAATTGTCGTTTAATTGATACTAAAAATGATCCAAATGACAGCCATTACAATGTCAATTATATATCGGAAAACCCAGATATCTGTTCGGTCACATCATTCTTTGCATTTCCTTCTAACATGACAGAGTATTTTCACGGTCGAATGCAATTTGTAATTGATAGCATACTTCGGTTCGGAAGTGATATTGAACACCATATTTTCAGAAATGTTCCAATTGAAATGATAAATAACATTGAGTTGATTGGTATTTCTGGATTTATTACCAGTGGTCGGTTCTTAATTTACTAAAAAAATTGAACATGAAAATATTATTTGATATCCATATAAAAACACAACCACAACTTATCTATTAAATGGATCTGAAACAGCGCAAACTCAACAAGTCGGAGTGGGAATCTATTGAGGTCCCAGTCTCTCAGCAAGAGAAAGATGTGTTGGACTTGATTGTCCAAGGCTCACACAATGTAAATTTGAAGATGAATCATCACAATTCTATCTTTACCTTCTTAAAGATAGAATACAGCACAAAGATGGAAGATTATCTATTCACAAAATATTTCAAGACAGCTGTTGATAAGATTGAAGCGCACCTGGTGAAAGCTTCCCAATACAAGTGCATCAAAGTGGATGCCAACATCCAAATTAAGAGCGCCGACAAAATTCGTTTGGAGAGGAACGACGATGCTACGCTCAAGAAGCAAGATATTTATGAGAATGTCCTGATTGGACATATAGAGAAGATTTGCCAATACAAATTTACTGAACCGAACCAGCGTCTTGCTGCATTCCACTACTATACCCTCTACAAATTATCGAAAAATTCCGTCGCCGGAGTCAATCGCCACATTAGTGACTTGACGCAGAAAGTGATCGACCTGTTTGCCGAAGACACCGACATGTCCGTCATCATCGATAACGCAGTTGAATTCATTGAGCGCAATCCGAGCCTCCTCAAATATGCTGACATGGAGCTTTACGAGCACCAGAAGGAGATCTTCACTGTGTGCAAGAGCAAGAATCCCAAGCTGGTGCTGTATATGGCTCCCACCGGCACAGGAAAGACACTTACCCCAATTGGGCTGTCAGAGACCCACCGTATCATCTTCGTATGCGCTGCCAGACATGTTGGCGTTGCTCTAGCGAAGGCGGCGATTTCCGCCAAGAAGAAGATTGCATTTGCGTTCGGATGCGGATCTTCCGCAGATATTCGTTTGCACTACTTTGCAGCGAAGGAGTTCGTCAAGAATACAAAGACAGGCGGGATCTTCAAGGTGGATAACAGTGTGGGAGACGATGTGGAGATTATGATTTGCGACATCAAGTCGTATTTACCGGCGATGTATTATATGAAATCGTTCAACAGCGATGAAAACCTGATTGTCTATTGGGACGAACCGACGATCACGATGGATTACAAGGAGCACGAGTTCCATGAGATTATCAAGAAGAATTGGACTGAGAACTTGATTCCCAATATGGTTCTGTCTTCGGCGACTCTTCCCAAGCTGAACGAGCTTGACCAAACGATTCCTGATTTCAAGGATAAGTTCGCAGGCGCAGAAATCTACAATATCGTCAGCCACGATTGCAAGAAATCCATTCCAATTGTGAATAAGGACGGATTCGTTGTGGTGCCCCACTACTTGAGCGACCAGTATGCCAACATTTTGAAAATTGCTAATCACTGCAAAAACTACTTGACCATCCTCCGTTACTTTGATTTGCAAGAGGTCGTTGATTTCGTACAGTATGTGCTGAAGAATGGTCATGCAGCCGGAAGCAAAATGCGATTGGAGCGTCATTTTGAGAGTCTGGACGACTTGAATATGAAAAACATCAAGATCTATTATGTGAATCTGCTTGCAAATGTGAAACCGGAAGCATGGCCTCAAATTCACGCTCACTTTGCGGGATCTAGGAAACCGCGCATTCCTGCCAACAACGCTATCGATGCAAAGGGTAACAAGCAGTCAAATGTATCCGGAGGACCATCTGGTGTCGCAGGTGTATATGTAACGACCAAGGATTCGCACACGCTCACGGATGGCCCGACCATCTTCATTTCCGATGAAATTGAAAAGATTGCTAAGTTCTGCATTCAGCAGGCGAGTATTCCGGCAATTGTAATGGAAGACTTGACAAAGAAGATTGACCACAACAACATACTGAATGCGAAGCTGCAGGAGCTGGAGAATAATTTGGAATACATGAAAGAGAAGGCGGAGGAAGGATTGAAGAACAGTGTCTCAGGCGCACATGCCGGTTCAAGTATTCAAGGCAGGAACAAATCGACCAAGGATATCAAGATGTTCAATCGCGAATCATCTTCTGGAGATGAAACCAAGGGAGAAATGAAAAAGTTGGTTAATGAAATTACCGCAGTGCGCGCGCTTATGAAACCGGCGACCTTGAACGACACATTTGTTCCCAACAAGCATCATCACTTGGCAAAGTGGGCAGCCAACTTTGATACAAAGGCATCATTTACGAGCAACATTGAGGACGACATTGTTAGCGAAATCATGTTGCTGAACGGAATTGACGACAGCTGGAAGATTCTCCTGATGATGGGGATCGGTGTGTTTATTAACCACGAAAACATCCGTTACACTGAAATCATGAAGCGGATGGCGGATGAGCAGCGCCTGTATATGATTATTGCATCGAGCGATTATATTTATGGAACAAATTACCAGTTCTGTCATGGATATTTGAGCAAGGATTTGAACTTGACTCAGGAGAAGTTGATTCAGGCGATGGGGCGCGTCGGGAGAAACAATATTCAGCAGACATATACGCTGCGATTCCGTGACGACCAACAGATTGCGAAGCTCTTCACTTCGGAAACTGATAAACCGGAGATCTTGAATATGAACTTGCTCTTCAACAGCTCACTGTAAGTAGGTCACCATGTAAAAAAATTGAAATATAAATTTTTCTTATAGAATAACAATAATAACAAACAAAATGAGAGACATTGATATGACTCTGAAACAGTTGGAGGATAAATATGGCAAACTCACTTATATGGAAAAGGCTGGCCACTTTGTGGATGACGGTGGTCGTGTTCGGCGTATTAACCATAGTAGAGCCAATGGCGACTTCATGGATGAGATGGAAGAGGGCAGATTGTTTCATTCGTTAGAAGAAGATTTTAACCTGACAATGGAAAAGCTTGAAGAGAAATATGGTAAGCTTACTTTGGACGAACGATACTATTATGTTGATAAAGATGATATCATTCGACGCATTCTACCATACAGACCGTTGGTTCGTTAATAATACTACACCATTCTTATTGAATATTTACAAATTTTTTTCAGAATCATAAACTTGTATTTCGTATTGCCGGTTTGCTTTACATCGCCCTCATAATCTAGGTCACAGTTCGCCAGTATGTTGGTCATATCATGCGGGAAAAATGTATCTCCTTCGATTGTATCGTCCAAAACATGTGTGATATGGATTGTTGTGCAATGATCCCAAAACAGCTTATAAATCTCTGAACCACCGATAATGAATATTTTCTTATTATCTTGTTGGTATTGGTCCAACACATGAAAAATATTTTCCATTGTAACAAATATCAAGTTGTCATATTGTGATTCCATACCTGGTTCTCTCGACAACACTACATTCATTCTATTTTTTAAGGGTCCATAAGGCAAACTATTGTATGTCTTTCTCCCCATGACAACAACCGAACCTTCAGTCAATTTGCGAAAGTGTTTCAGATCTTCGGGGATGTGCCAAGGTAAGCCGGATTCCTTCCCTATAACCCCATTCGTCGTCATCGCTACAACTAACTCCATTGTATATTTATAGATATAGATATTGTTTTTAACTTGTAACACGAGTAATAGGACGAATGTAAAATGCAGTTGTTTGCGGATTGTACAAATGATCAATACGGGTATCTGAATCTTGGAGAGCCGGTGCGAGCTCGGGACTATGACCATTCACATTATCATATTGTCCGCACTCTACGATTTCTACATCAAGCAAATTGAAATCTACGATTGCTTTCGATCGAACATCAGTGCAAAATTCAGTGACCGACATAGACGGATCAAATGAATACTCCTTAGAATTCGTGGTATAAATGACCTTGAAAGTGTATGTGAATTGCGACATGTTTTCTTATTGTTATGATTGTATTGTGAGTTCCACAATATAATCAATTTTATATTTTACACTAACTAATTTGTCAATATTCTAAAAATTTTACATTCAATATCTTGTTTGGTTTGTACTTAATGATATCCAGTTCTTTTTTTGTGGTTGGGAATTCAGCTGCACCGAAAATGTCCTGCAATAAAAGCCATTCGAATAGGCCTCCTGCGTACAAATACACATTGTAAAACCCCAGCGACAACAGCTGACTGTATTTTGCGTATGCTTTATCATCATTGCAGTTTCGACCATAAACAATGATCCGAACATCCTTCTTCCCCATTTTCAGCATGTTCGTGAGTAAATCAACTTCCTCCTTGGCATGAATTGTGCTCGGAATCAAACATGCTTGCTCATGTTCGCTAAGTGTATTGATCAATATATATTTTTGGTCAGACTTTAAGCAAAATTGCATATCTTCAAAATTGAGTTTGTTAATCGATTGGGATGTTCCCATTGTTGTTATCAATGAAGTTATTTTTATATCTTAAACTATTTAAATAAAAATATAAAGATTTTCTTGTAAATGAGTTAATATGCCTGTTGTAAGTATTTCAAAGAATAAACCCTCAAATGATGTTATGACACCTACAACATCTTTAGTAGAGAAAACAAATGTTAACGAGCCAATAATATCAGTAAATGATCCTGAGTTTGCAAGCTCAGAAATAAACAATATATTGGGTGCTATAATAATGGTAAAAAATGAAGAGATAAGCATTCAAGTAACGATTGACTCTGTGAAGAAATACATTAAACATATCATTGTATATGATACGGGTAGCACCGATAAAACTGTAAAAATTATAAAAGATACATGCAAACGAAACGGACAGATATTGCATTTGAAACAAGGTGTGTTTCAAGATTTTCCTCGGAGTAGAAATGTAAGTCTCGATTACGCTGAAACCGTTCCGGTGAAATTTTTACTATTGATGGATGCGGGTGATGAATTTAGAACTGATGATTCACCGTTTAAACTTCTGGATTTTATTAGAAGATGTCCTCAGGATACTGGAGTTGTAAGAAAACAATGGCTATGTGGTAACAAGCTGCAAGAACATAGTGATACACGGTTGGTTCGTAATCATTTTGGGAAAAGATACGATTTAGACCACCCAGTTCACGAAGTCATATTAGGTATTGATACTTGTGCAGATTTTTCATATTCTTTTTACTTGTATCAAAATCGCGATCTATATGGTGGTTCTAGCCAAAAACGATACAATAGAGATATTGAACTCTTAACCAAAGCAAAACCTACGAAACGAAATCTACACAGTTTATCTATGACATATTTTGCTTTAAATGATTACGAAAATAGTTACAAATATGCGTTATTATCATTTACTACTCATGAAAGCGAAAAACCAAATACAACAGATGCACATTGTCACAATAGAGCGGGTATATGCGCTTACAACTGTAAATTACCTGAAGAAACAATTATTGGTCACTTTTTAATGTCAATCAAAATCGGCAAAGAATCGGATACAATGGTCGAACCTTACCTCTACATCTTAAAATATTATGTGGAATCAGGAAAACCCGAAAAGGCGTTACCATACCTGGAAGAGCTGATGGATTTGGAAATAAAAGCATTTACCAAAATTACAATAAACCATGAATATTTTGATTATCATCGTTGGTATTTAATAAGTATTGTTTGTCTAATGACAAAACAAAAACTCCATCTAGGTTATAAGGCAATCAAAAAAATTATACATTATAATAAGCCTGATGATATTAATAATTATAAAATATATCAACAAATTTATCAAGGTAATATGGATTATAATGCAACTATACAAAATAATCCTTGATATTATTATATTGGTTCAATATAATAATGAATTTTATTCAAATGCTCGTTCTACTGGTGCCATTTTTTCAGCTCATTTGTGGAATAACTATTGGTCTTGATATTGTGAAACGAAATCTGCAGATTGCTGCGGCGTCGTATTGTACCCCCGGACAGCTCATCGAATGGAATTGCCAACACTGTGCTCCAGGGATTGATGTTCGTGCAGTCATTCCAGACGAATCCACGATTATAGTTGCTCGCGATCCTGTTCAAAATGCAACGGTATTCGCGTTTCGCGGCAGTGTGAATGTGGAAAACTGGATATCCAACTTGGAGTTTGATGTCATCGCACCTTATGATGACCCTGATGTAAAGGTGCATAAGGGTTTGTATAAAGAATATTTGCGGTACAAAAAAGAAATAACACCATACTTGGTTCATGGTGACCAGATTGTCATCACTGGGCACTCGAGTGGTGGTGCAATGAGTATGTTTTTCGCCTATGACATATATCGTGATTATGATGTTTCAGTCTATACCTTCGGAAAACCGCGTATTGGAAATGCCAAGTTTGCGGAGTCTGCCAGTGAAATCCGCCATTTCCGTGTCACGCATGCGGATGACATTGTCCCGCATATCCCCGAGGAATTGCTTGGTTACAGACACACTAGCACAGAAGTGTGGAACTATGATGATACACCAAGTAACTACAAAGTATGTGATTCTGGTAAAGAGGATGATGCGTGCAGCAACAGTTGTGCTCCGATACACTGCACTTCCATAAACGATCATTTATTCTACTTGGGAATGGCGATCGGCAGCGCATCCTGCTGATCCATCTTTCGTAAGCGTCGCTGTGGAAAAGGTGGAGCCAAAGTTGGTTCATTGATTTGGCTCAACCTTTTCTCACGAGTTATGAAAGGTTGATTGGAAAATATATCCACGTTGTAAGAACATAGAAACAAATTGTATTGTTCAACAAATGTCGAAAGACTACGAATATGATGAAGTAGTTGTAAATTTGAAAGTAATCGGATCAATTGTAGTAAATACAAAGTTATATACAAAAGGCACATATTTGAATATAGAACAGCCTATGATGATACCTGAAAGTTTTCGGCGATGGTACAGACAAGACAGCAGGGATGATGCGATTAAACGGATTGATCGAACTATATCAAAGGCTGCCTCTTATGTTGAAGCCGACAAGGACAAGCAGATGATGCAGTATTTGAAAGAGGCTAGGATTGGTATAACAAACATGAAGGAAACATACTCAACATGTGTGCAAACAGTTGCAAGATTGGATACCATACTTGATAAGATCAAAGCTATTTTAAGTACTGTTGAGTCAGATGAAGAATAAGTACTTGAAAAAATAAAAATTGAGTTTGTTTTTAGTTTTGGATGCAAACTAAAAACAACTACTAACAACCAGAACCAAGAACCCACCAAAAATGCAGCCGTACTACACCATGTTTGACACGCACCCCCAGATGATGATGACGGAGATTATCCGAATCGAGACGGGCACATTCTATTATGTGGTTCGTTACAACAACTTATCCAAACAATACGATATTCTAGACACCAACAACCCTCTCTATATGGATGATCAATAACCAACTTTTTAGAAAAGTTGGGCAACAAAACTACTATATTTCGAAGGCCTACTCCACAGTTTAAAAACCTATTGGACAGGTTTATTCTTTTTTTTTGATGGAATCATATATAAGTCGTAACCCTTGTTCAATTTCAACCCTTGGATTAAATCCCAGCTCTTTAGTTGCTTTATCTATATTTGCATATGTTATTGGAACTTCGCCTGTTGGTATGCCCACATAGTTTATAATAGCTTTTTTACCGGTAATGACTTCTATATGTGAAATCAATTGATTCAATGACACTGGTTTGTTATTACCCAAATTGTATATCTTATGCATACCTTTATCCATATCTACGAACAAACAGTTGTAAATCCCGTCAATTATATCATCTATGTATGTGAAATCTCGCATCATTGTGCCGTCGCCAAATACAGTGATGGGGATTTCATTTTCAATATTTTGTATGAATTTATATACCGCCATATCGGGACGACCATACACTGTAAAAAACCGCAGTCCAATTGCATTTATTTGCTTCACACGACAATACATGCCAGTTAAGTCCTCGCACATTTTTTTCGTCTGTGCATACGGGCTTATGATATTCAACAGCTCGTGAGTTTCATCAAATGGAACAGTGGTATTCAGACCATATACGCTGCTGCTGGATGCGTATATAAACCTCGTCATAGGATTCATACTACGAAGTATTTTTGCTGTAGTCTCCACATTGTTTCGTACATACTTTTCAGGTTCTATAAATGACAAACGCACATTTGCATATCCAGCCAAATGGATGATCGCATCTATATCATCATCGCCAAAATTTGTGTAATCTTGAATATCTCCTTCAAATTGTGAAAATTCTGCAAACGATGATAATTGTTTCGTGTAATTCAATTTGAAACTTTTGTCGTATATTTCCGAATTGAAATTGTCGATTCCAATAACTGTATGACCAGCAGTCAGTAATCGTGTGGTCAAACGGCTACCGATAAAACCTGCATTTCCTGTAACTATAATTTTCATTTCTTTTATAGAATATTATCACTTTAAGCGATAATATTATTGACAAATACTAATGAAACTGAACAACAATTTCCACCTCCTCCTTCTTGATGCTCTTTGTAGCGGAAATTGACAACTCCTCGCGCTTCTTTCGCGTCTTTGAGTTGTCAGAAATCGACTCCTTGCGCTTCGAAGTGCTGTTACGGTTGTTCATGTCCTTTTCGATCGTCTCATAATTATCTTCAATGTAATTAACGACACGATTTTCCAAAGCCCACTTGAAAAAATTCAGTTGGCCGATTGTTGTTTCAATGCATGTTCCATTTTTGTAAGGCATGCTGATTCTATCCCACCTACAGAACGGGTCAAACCGGCGTTTACTGTAAGCCTTTAACTTCAGCTTGTAGTCGAAATACACCTTGAACCTCCGAGTATTGTCGCCGTCCTCGATGGTGTAAAGGGTGTAATATTTCTTTGCATAATTCGTAGCAAACCAATCAACAATCCTGAGCGATATTTTAGACTCACCAGTAACAATTTGCAACATTTTTGTCAAATACTTTTCGTCTTTGTAAAATTCCTTTAGGTTATTCAATAAAAGATCATTTTGTGTCGTGTATGAAGAAGTGCTCATTGAACTAATTTTAACAAAATTGTTTAAGTTGTTTCAATTCCAATTAATTATGTTGAATAATTATCTTTATTAAGTATATAATGAATAACCTTATGGACAAGCTTTTTGGCCCTCTCGGAAAGGAGTGGTGCTTGTATTTCTATATACTTTCTATCGTTGCGTATGTGGCGTTCATTTTAGCAGTGTTTGGACTCGGGGGATACCTCGTTGCTAGATACAATAAGTTGAACAGCATGCATGTTGTGAATTTAGTCGTCGTCATTGTGAACACATTCTTTGTTTACATTGGCCAGCGTCTGTTGCACACCATGTGTGTTAGGAGCCTCCTCTAAACCACCTTTAGAAAAGGTGGTGCCAAAATCCACATCATGATTTTTTCATAACTTTCTCGTAAAGTTATGAAATTGTATTCACATTCTATTCGTTTGACTCTTGCCAATTCCCTCCTTCGGCTTGTGAATGGCCGCCTTCGGCTTGCAAACGCCCGCCTTCGGCTTGCAAACGCCCGCCTTCGGCTTGATTCGCCTTGACACTTTTCTCGATTGTCGTATTCATTGGATATTCTGTTATTGCCTTGACATAATTGTTGTCCCCAAGAAACGGATTAAACCCACATTGCTGCACTGGGGCTCGTTCGGCAATTTTAGCATCCAAATCTTCTCTCTTGTTGCTAGACTTTATGTTCAAAATATCCCAGGTGTTTTCGTCGTGATGCAGCGCCGATGTGTAGGCAGAGGTTTCGATCTGTTTTGGAGGAACTTCGTCTTCTACGACTTGTTTATAAATACGCCGCGATCGTTCGTAAGGTTCGCCTTTTGTCCATTTCCATTCCATCCACTTTTTTAGAAAAAGTAGAGCAAAAAAATCGTGGGGAAACACGCACCTATCCACTTTTTTAGAAAAAGTGGAGCAAAAAATCATGCGGAAACACGCATCAACTTTTTTCAAGATGTAAAGTATATGGCAACAAAAACTAGAAAAAAAAGAATGGGAAGAGGCATGCTTTGGGCGCATAAAAGACCATGGAGAGTTACATATCGTAGTAACAATGGAGAGAAAACCACAAAGATATTGAAAAATGGAACGAAGAAGAACAAATTGTTGAAGCAAATACATAAGGAGAAATTATATGTATATGGCATAAATAATTTGACCGATCATCAAATAGCATATTACACGCGACATGGTTTGTTATAAATTCATTTCGTGTTTGATTCTACAGCGAAGCTTATGAAGGGTAAAGAAAAACGCGCACTTATCCATCATTTTTGAGTTTGGCTCCACCTTTCATTGCTTCGCGAAAAAGGTGGAAAAGATGGATTAAAATATGATGTAAATATAATGGCAAGGAAAAGTCGTATAAGAAAAAGGTCAATCGGAAGACAATCATGTGGTGGCAAGACACTCAAGGTAAGAAAGGCGCCTGAAGAGAGTGCTACATCTTTACCCGAAGGTTCCATCAAGGGAAATTGGGTGATTAAGAAAGCGTCAAACGGTGTTCCCCGCTGGATGCTCAATACATCCGTTGAACTCAATGGGTTTCGCATGCTGACGGTTGTTCATGTCGCAAAGAATATCGGAAAAGAAATTACATTGTATGTTCGTGAATATGGTGAAATGTGGCCGAAGACAAATGCTTGGACTAACCCTACAGATTCAACATATATTACCGCAAAATTTGTGCC